CTCTGCGCGTCAGCGCGCAGAGAGTCCTAGAGTAATTGTACCTTTTCGGAGGTACCCCTAAGACATTATATTAGTGTCTAATGACACTATTATTTTTAGTCATGTTTAGGTTTGTTTTTACACACGTTATTCTCACGATACGAGAATGCAATTTGAACCAATTGCACTGTTGTACTATTGAGTATATTATGACGCTTCCTAACAAGAGCGAATGATTATATACGAAGTAATAAAACTATCAAGAAACGACGGTACATTGCTAATGAGAGCAAGAATCCGTGCCCTGGATAGGGAAACGCAGCAGCGGTTGCTGCAAAACACCCAGTTAGTTGGAATCAAATATTATGAACAACGGTATACTGTATTAACAGGAATCCGTGGCCGTGAGAGGCAATATTGGCCACTTGGAAGTGGCCGCCAAATGATGGTAATCCATCCCTTGTAACCCATAGGAAATGGGTCTGCAGCACGTTAAGCTGACGTGTGAGCTAATAGATTTAATAGTTTTTTAGTTATAGCTTTGTAACGGTGTACTATTAAAATCGATGCTACGAACACCGCAGAACAGCACAACCGAGGCACACGATCGTGGGCCGCACCCAAGTGTGTAGTAATTTACATTAAAGGAGGAAGAGGACTCCGAGTCGTGTATTTTAGTCTACATTTCAATGATCTTTATTATTGTGCATTGCTTTTCAATTTGGAATTTGATTACCAGTGTATCAGGTATTAGGTTATATTTGTTAGGTTAGCCAGCATTTATGTTGGTGACGCCCGCTTACTTGAGTCTCAAACACAAATTCAGCCGGATTTGTGTGTGACTCTTGGTGCGATTTCAATCAATATTATATGATATGGAGTCGTTTTCAGGAGATACACGCATTGCCGCCCATGAGGCGAAGAGCGACGCTAATGAGAGCGTTGCTACAGTACCTGAGAAGATGTCTCAGGTGGTTATCGTGGAGGATGTAATGAGTACTACAAGTTCAGTGTCGGACCAAGACATGGTTGTAAAAGACCATGGCTCACTGGGCAATGAGTCTGTATATACCCCCCTGGGAGGGTTAAAGCAGACAGATCTGGAGGAAGAACTGGCATCCAGTGGAGGATGGTCAGACAATACTTTCCCGTCTGATGAGGCGGGATATGGGGCAGATGATGAGAGATATATACCCTCTCAGTCGTCTCCGCCCAAGCCACCGGAACCCTGGTGGGCTAAGTATGCCCACGGAAAATACGGTTCAGTAGTAGGAGAACTGAACCAAGGACAACTTGACGAAATGGAAGAGATTAACGAGCGCCACAAAAAGTGGTTTGGTTCTCCAGATCTAGCAGCTCGTCAAGAAAGCTATTATCGCGCTTATAATGAGCGTCAGAGAAAAGCTAACCCTTCTTATAGTGTAAACGATCACTTAAGAAGTGCCCCCCGCAACGTCTTCGGACAACCCGTGTACACCCCAAAATATAAAGGTGTAACTGAGGAGGGTGTAGTTGATCCATTCACAGTGGTCAAAGACACCATTCATCAATTTGGGTATACCGGGACGGATGACAAAGCGTTTGGAGTTATAGAGAACACTATTGTGTATTTTTTGGCCTTGAGCGAAATATCTGATGTGAAGAGTCTATCAGTCATTACATTTATGTACTTGAAGACCTTTACTCAGAAAAGTATTGTTGTCAACGCCGTCCGTATTCTTTCTGAAGTTATGTTCGATCATCCGGACACACTAACAGAAACGAAAATGGACACCCAAGCGGGAATTCAACCCCCATCCTGGCTGGAAGGATTTCGCAGTCTTCATACGAATTGGAGATTGTTGAGGAAAAGTCCAGCATTCAAGAAGGTATCGGAACTTCTGAGTATTTGCGTCGCACTGGGGTTATGCGAAGTTACTCAACTCGAATTTGGATCAGTATCGCTGAAACAGTTCGTGGATCAAAGTTCCCATAAGCATGCAACATCATTGGATTTGACGGATGCAGCGTTGGGCACCTTCATATATTTCATGGAATGTGGATATTTATGTTTTACGCAAGGCAGCGTGAAACCTCTTCTATTCGGAAACTTAGAGGAACAACGTTTCCATGAACTATACCAACAATGCATGTTAAACATCGAGCTACACAGAGGAGGAAACCTATTGTCAGAAACTGGAATTACTGACGAAGATTTTTGTGTAATGCTTGAAAATTGCCGCGATATGGCTGGCAAACTCTCGCAATTAAGCGCAGGCTCATTTGAAAAAGTAGCCTTTACGAAATATAGGGAGAGAACAGTCACATGGATTGCGGAATTCATGCAAACTCGTGTCAGGGGAGGATTGAGAATAGCCCCTTACATGATAGGATTTAATGGAGGAACAGGTGTCGGTAAGTCGACTGTTGCCAATGTGGTTATGGCTACCACACTGCAAGTGAATGGATATTCGGCAGCGGATGATAGGGTAATAACCTTAAATGAGTCCGATCAATACGATTCAAACATGCGCACATCGGTGAATGGGATATTCATCGATGATCTAGGTAACACGAAGGCACAATTTGTGCGAGAGGCTCCGACTGCGAAATTGGTGAGGATATGTAACAATGTCCGCACCTACGCAAACATGGCTGAGGCAGAACTGAAAGGCAAGGTTGCCATAGAACCAAAAGTCGTCACAATAACCACGAACGTAAAAAATTTGTGTGCACCGACTTTTTCGAATGAACCGGCATCTATTACACGCAGGTGTCGAATAATGGTAACAGTTCATGTCAAGGAACAATATTGTACTAACGATAGATTGGATCCTGACAAAGTTACAGCCGCGGGATTGGACACCGATCCGTTCCCGGACCTGTGGGATTTCACTGTTGAAAGACCACACAATCTTAGGTCTAATGTAGCAGGAGTTCCACCGCAACCAGGGTGGATGAATGTCAATACTGTTGGAACCATGAATCTGCGAGAGATGTTGCGCTGGATTGCGCATGACTCTGCAGTATATTTTGGGCAACAAAAGAGACTAGTCTTAAATTGCAGTAATTTCGCAAGCAAGACTAAACCCTGCATGGTATGTTTAATGCCAGAAAGATTTTGTGAATGTGTTCCCTCTGTACATGATGAGGAAACTGTGGTTGCTGAGAATCGACTTCCAGTACCACTGTCTGTGCAGGCCGGTTTTCTTCCCAATGGGAGAGACATGGCGGTGGCCAGAATGGTCACCAATACATTTCGCAAAATAGACCGAGCAGCCGACAGATACATCGGCTGGGCCAACTGGTTGGCCGAAAAAGTAGACACTCGACGAGGGACTGATCTTGTCGATAGACTACAAACTTTGGAAAATAATTGGTTGTTCAAATGGACAAATTGGATACCCGAATACATTTTCACACATTTTGATTTGGCACGAAATATTACTGTGCTAAGAATGCTCACCAGATCTCGAATACTTGAGATGGTGTACTTGATATTATATCTATTATTGTGTGGAACCGCATATGTAGCACACACCCATGATGTGGTGCTTGCTACGCTGTATGCTTCGTGCGTATTGCTCGTCCTATCTGCTGTGATTAAGGTAGAAAAGGACAGGTTGTACACGCGATTGGTTAGGGACAGGGAGGCTGTTCCAGTTGTTGTCCAAAGATTCAGAGACGGTCACGTCGCATGGGTAGCCGGAGCTTGCTTAATGCTTGCCACGGCATATATGGCGGCAAAGTTTTACAGACAGTCAAGGAGGAGTATGTCTCAAAGCAAAGAGATAATCTCTTCCATTGGAGAAATGTTTTCGCCGCAAGGAAATATTAATCCGAAGACTATGGAGGACATAGCTGCCCGTGACAGTGAAGTTTCTGAGTGGAAGAAACCCACAGTGCGAGAATTACCAACTAGCGTGAGGAGGAAGACTACTTCTCATGAACAATTATTGGGACTAGTTGCAAAGAATTTATGCGACATGCAAGTCCTAGTAGCTGAGAGAGAATTTCGCACAAACGTTTTCTTTCCATGTTCTAATGTCATGTTAGTACCAGATCATGTGTTTATTCACGATGAACTGGACTGTAGGATAATGAGGAATAATACTCATGGTGGATCATTTGCCACCAAGATATCCAAGACATTGTCAGTGAAGGTCCCAGACCACGACTTACGTCTAGTTTGGGTCCCTAATGGCGGTGATTGGAAAGACCTCACAACATATCTACCAACTGACAAATGTGAGGATGTACCCGCTACCCTCATATATAAGAATGTAGCAGGAGACGTTACAAAATCCCCTACTTTTGCAAAATTTGGCTATCAAAAATGTGGCAATTTGCAAGCGTACTGGGGTGCAAAGTATGAGCTAACTATAAACACATTTCGCGGATTGTGTATGGCTCCTTTGATTAGCGAAGAAAGAAGTCCCGCTATAATAGGATTTCATTTAGGCGGTCGAGACGGATCAACGACAGGTTGTTGTGGTTCCATCACCGCCACAAATCTTGCTGATACTATGAGAGTTTTATCACGCAAGCCAGGAGTACTGCTGTCTCATGACACCGGAACAGCACGAACTGAAATTTTAGGAGTCCAATTTTACGAAGGACCCCAAATACACCCTAAGAGTCCAGTTAATTTTATGGACGAGGGTAGTGAAATATCTGTGTACGGCTCATCTACGGGACGTGCCAAATATTATTCAGATGTCGTGCAGACTCCCATATCATCTTCTGTGGCCAAACACACAGGATCAACAAACAAATGGGGTCCACCCAAATTTGGAAGTGGGCACCCATGGCACAGAGCTTTACAGACGATAGCTCATCCGTCACCAGGTGTTCCAGGCAATTTATTGCACTGGGCAGCCAAAGATTATTTGGATGCCGTATGGGGTCCATTACAAAAGATGGAGAGGCTTGTGAAGGAAACCGTGCCCCTGACACGATTACAGACGGTGAACGGAATCAAAGGCAAGAGATTCATAGACAGAATGCCAAGCAACACTTCTATTGGCCACCCACTGAAAGGACCTAAAAGTCGATATTTTGTCGATATAAGTGATCCCGAGGACCCAGATAGTGTTGATATTTATGATTTCCCAGACTACGTATGGGAGGAAGTAGATTTGGCATTACGAATATATAACCGCAATGAGAGAGTACATAGTGTTCTCCAAGCGTACTTAAAGGACGAGGCAACGTCCAAGGACAAAGTGCGCACATTTGCGGGATTGCCTGCAGCAATGCAGATAATAATTCGTATGTTTTTCTTACCAGTAGCCAGGAATTTGTCCATGTTACCACTAATATCCGAATGTGCAGTAGGAGTAAATGCACTAGGAGACGAGTGGGATCAAATGCACAAGCATATCGTCAAATTTGGCGAAACCAGAATCTTGGCAGGAGACTACAAGTCTTATGATTTGAAGATGCCCGCACAGCTGACTATGGCTGCTTTCTCAATCTTGATAGAGCTAGCCAGGCGGTGCGGATATGAAGAGGAGAATCTGAGAATAATGAGAGGCGTAGCTACCGATGTTTGTTACCCGATGATATCATGGAACGGTGATCTGTTGTCGTTTAACAGTACCAATCCTTCAGGACACAATTTGACAGTGTATGTAAATTGTATTGTCAATAGTCTTTTGTTGAGGTGTGCTTATAGGACAGAGTACATGCACAGTGTAGTGCCATTCAACAAGGCGTGTGCCCTGATTACTTATGGAGATGACTGTTGTGGTTCAGTCTCTCCAGATTTTCCTGGATTTAACCACTTGACAGTTGCAAGGTTTTTGGCATCTGTCGACATGGTGTTTACTATGCCAAACAAAGTAGACACCCCCATCCCTTACATGACCATTGATACCGTGGACTTTTTAAAACGGAAATCAGTGTATCATCCAGCCCTGAAAGTGCACTTAGGAGCACTCGACGATGACTCTATTTTCAAGAGTCTGCACAGTGTGGTACGATCGCCGCATGTTAGTGCCATGGGCCAATGTATTGGCAACATTGATGGTGCGGCTAGGGAATGGTTCGCACATGGTGAACAGGTTTACGAAATGCGACGAGCCCAGCTGAGGGCTATCGCTGACGATCACGACCTGGGCAACATGGTGCAAGAGCTCGATAAGAGCTATAAAGATCGTATTGGCGATTGGATCATCAAATATAGATCTTAAACTTCGGAGTAAGTAAACTGTCCCTCCGTGCGGTTCTGCGCACGTAAATCAAAATAAGACATATGTATCTGGTTACCGTGGTGTGCACTGTGTAAGTGCCCACCATAGGCTTTTATATGTGAGATTTGTAAATTATTTAGTTTAGTACTCGTCATACATGTTACACACAAAACGTCCACTTATGAGCTTGTCAGTGGAATGTACAATATAGCTCACTACATCAACAAATTTTAATTTTAATACCCACTCGGAGACAACCGATCAGACAAATCAAACCACTACTTTCGTGGATGCGAATAGTCAGTGGAACTACGCCGTAGATAGCAAGCTCGATTCTACCTATGGTATTGCTGATGATAATGTTTCGTCTTTGTCAGCATTTTTTGCCAGGCCAGTGCGAATTAGGTCATACTCTTGGCCTGTTGGATCTTCTTTGGCTGTAATTTTCAATCCTTGGACAGAATTTTTCTCAAATGTACGAGTAGAGAATAGGATAGTCAATTATCAGCTAATGAGGTGCAAATTGAAGGTAAAGATAGTTATTAACGGTAATAGTTTTTTCTACGGCCGTGCTTTGGCTTCTTACCGACCTTTGCACACACGTGACCAATTTGGAACGTCGCGTGTAACTGCTAATTTGGATATGATACAGGAATCGCAACGACCGCACATATCTCTGAATCCCACACAAGGCAGCGCAGGAGAACTTGAACTACCTTTCCTGTGGTACAATAATGCACTAAAGATACCGACAAAAGAGTGGGAGGAAATGGGAGAAATGGTAATCAGATCTTTTTCCAATTTGAAGCACGCTAACGGAGCGGAAGAACCCGTAACGATAAACGTGTTTGCTTGGGCAGAGGACATGCATTTGTCAGTGCCTACAGCTAATCAACCTGGAGCCTTAACTCCACAAGCTGGTCCAGCCGATGGACCCGTGTCCGGCCCAGCCATGGCCGTTGCTAAAGCGGCAGAAGGAATGGCCAAAGTGCCAGCGATATCTTCATATGCAATGGCAGCTTCTACAGTTGCCAAAGGAGTAGGGAAAATGGCCTCAGCATTCGGGTACACCAAGCCCGTTAGTTGTGAAGGTCAGAAGGAATATGTACCAAGTCCTTTTCCCAATTCGGTGAATGTGGATGGGAATGACACCACCACGAAGCTTACTTTTGATTCGAAGCAAGCAGTCACTATTGACCCTGCTGCTGTAGGTCTAGGATCAACCGATGAGATGACAGTATTGTCAATCGCTCAGCGAGAGTCCTACTTGGTTTCGATCAATTGGCCAACAGATTTAGCACCAGAGTCTCAATTATGGAGATCTCATGTAACCCCTTCACTGTGGAACTCGGCACCCGATCCACTTACAGGAAAAATTGAGATTCACATGCCAGCTTGTTGCTACGCTGTTGCTCCGTTTCGTCACTGGAGAGGTACTATAAATTACAGGTTCCAGATAGTATCGTCTGCTTACCACAAGGGCAGAATACGACTGTCTTATGATCCAAGTTTTCAACTGACTAACGAATACAACACTAATATTAATCGTGTTATCGATATTTCAGAAGAGAATGATTTCACAGTATCTATTGGCTGGGGATCAGCGAAGCCCATGTTGGAACACGCACCCCCCAGTGAAGGTTCAGTGCCATATGGGAACGTATTATTGTCAGACATAGGAGATCTGGCGAATGGTATGTTATCAATGTACGTAGTCAATGAACTGACAACTCCAAATTCCGTAGTCAACAACAGTATTATTATCAATGTGTTTGTGAGTGCAGGACCAGATTTCGAGGTATTTAATCCCACGTCTGGTGCCCTAGACTCATTTACGTGGTTTCCACCTGGAGGAGCAGCACAATTGATGGCCCAGGACCAGAGGCCAGCAATAACAGACACAGAAAGAATGCCACCTCCTGCTTCGGTGCTACGGCCAGTACCAGAGGAAAAAGAAACTCTAAAGGATCCTCCCATATCTGAAGAGTTACCTATGACACCACAGGCAGGACTACCACACCCCGACGCCATGGACACAGACGAACTAGATGCTCCAAATCAAGAGCAATCAGCACAAATGGCTACAATAACGAGTCCCGATGGGCTCAATTGTATATATTTCGGTGATCCAATTGTGTCTTTCAGACAATGTCTAAAGAGATACAGTTATTCTAGGTCGTATTCATTTGATAATTTTACCCGCACGTGGCATCAGTGGTTCCTTCCCACTTATCCATTCTACCGTGGTACTGCACCCGGAGCGATCGATACTGCCACAGGAGCCATTAGCTATAATTACAACAAGATGACTCTAATGAACTATTTGATTCCAGGATACGTGTGCAAGAGAGGATCTGTCAGGTGGAGATATTTTCATGACAGAATGCAGAATGCAACAGGAAATCTTGGGATAATTGCTCGGCGAGCTAGTGATGGGAGTTCTTACTCTTACACAAATTCACTGGTCGCTGATGCCTCGCAATCACTGAGCCAGAAAGTCCGAGATGCTTACATTAAGATGCCCAATACCTGGAGCGGAGTAGTGGTACAGTGCATGGCCTTGAATCCGGTGTTGTCGGCAGAAATGCCATTCTATTCACAGTACAGGTTTTTGCCTGCTAGAGTAGCAAATGTGGGAGCGTCTACGAACTTCAATGTGGGAGCATTCGGTAATCTATTCCATGCTCTATACATCACCTCAGGAAACACAGGTGTTGGATTTGTAGCAAACAGGCTAGACTCCTATTGTGCAGCAGGGGACGATTTTTCACTGCACATGTTCATTGGAGCTCCCCGGATATTTATATTGCAGAGGAACGCCGACCCTGATGCTTCTGGCTAAAGCATTGCGGCACACCCGACTCGGGTATAAAGAGATTGAAACAAACAATTCAAAATACACAGGACGGTGGCCGTCCTGGATGGAGAAATCCATGTTTAGCCACGCTTGAGAAGTATATTCACTATATGATTTATTTTACCAGCGTGAGCTGGGTTTTCCGTCGATAGTGTCACAATTTTCTATGACAGCATGGTTAAAGAGTCGAGTTGACTCACACTGCTCAATGAGTAGTGCATGCCC